CGGCTCAGACGCCTCCGGCCAACGACCAGGCCAATGCGGTTGTCTCGGGTGCGTTCACCGGGGCGGCGCAGGTGTCAGGGTCGTTCCTGGTATGGGGGCCGTTCAACGTATTTCTCTACGGGCCGAACGGGCCGAACGGCAACTGGAACGGCACTGTCCAACTCGAGCGGTGTTTCGATGGCGGCGTCACCTGGATCGTGTGCGGGATCGGGGGCGCCGGGTTGCAGGCCGTTTGGACCAGCGCTGGCGCCGGATCGGACATTTCGATCATCGCCGGCGAGGTCGAGAAGGGCATGATCTATCGGTTGCGCTGCCCCGCGTTTGTCTCTGGCCCGATTAATTATCGCATGTCCACCACGGGCCAGGCGGCGTTGTCGCTGTCGGTTTCGACGGCGCTATAGGGGTTCATCATGGCGTCAACCAACGGCATTGGCATCGTTCAGGGAGCGGTCCCCGCCGTTAACCCGTTGGGTGGACTGGAAACTCTTGATCTGGCGCTTGGCGGTCCCGTGCATGGGAAAGCCACCACGCAGCAAGTTGGCGCCTTAGCTTTTTCCAATAATCCATATGTCAACGGCGGCACGATCAATGTCACAACCAACCCTCTGATTATAAACGCCAATTCTGGATCGCCATTGGCCGCGTTACCTGGGACCGCGATTCAGGTAGTCGGTCCTGACGGCGGAGCGGTTCGATGTGAGGTCGATGCCTTTGGCGGGTCCGCACAGTTTGTTGGGCGCGCGGCGGGCGGAACCCAAGCCGCTCCCACGGCACTCGTATCTGGGGCGTCGATCGCTCAATTTAGCGGCATGGGCTTTGATGGAACTGCTTACGCCGCCAGCGGCTCCAGCATCAACATCAACGCGGCGGAGAACTATACTCCGACCGCGCACGGCACTTCAATATCGTTCCGCACGGTCAATACCGGATCAGTCGCCCTTTCGACCAAGATGGTCATCGGGAACTATGTCCTGGTCGGGACCACCGTCGCGAGTGGGACGAATAATCTTCAGGTCAGCGGCGGCCTTTCGGTTGATAACGTGGTGGTGTCCGGCGCAACGTTATCAATCACTGGTCTCGGGACGATTGATCCCCACGTTGTTGGCCGTGCATGGCTCAACAGCAACGTTCTCACCATTTCAGGGGGATAATCTGATGTTTCGACTACTCGTCCTTCTTCTGCTTGCCGGCACCGCGCACGCTCAAACCCAGATGCAGTTTCCCACGACGCCATGGGGCGGCTTCGCGCCAGCCGTCGTGCAATGCGGAGGGCTCTACGGCGCTAACTTCAATACGACAGCGGATCAGGCCATCCCCGTCTCGTTTCCGAGTTATCGTTATGTCATCGACAAGATCGAGGTGACGAACCCGAGCGTGTCGATGACGACGGCGGCTGGTGGCGTTTACACGGGCGCCAGCAAAACGGGACAAACACTCGTGGCCAGCGGTCAGGCATATTCTGGGCTGACCACGAACGCAGTCAACACGGACGGGAGTGCTCTGGCACTGACGCTCGCGACATCCGCCACTACTGACTATCTCAACTCCACCACGATCTACCTGTCGCTGACAACGGCCCAAGGCGCGGCGGCAACCGCCGACGTGCGGGTCTACTGCCGGCCCCTCTACTGACCCAGGAGAGACCTCCCATGAAGTTCCGCAATCTCGCTCTTGCCGGTCTCGCCTCGGCCGCGCTGCTCGCCGGTGGTTATGCCGTTGTCGCGCAAATGCCGCCGATCATCCTGACCTCGATCGGCGTCAACGATCTGTTCCAGGACGTGCCGAACGGTCAGCCGACGCCGCAGTCGCAATATGTCAGCGGCGCCACCTTGATGAACGCGGCGGGGACACAGCCCGGCAATAACCCAGCCAACGACCTGATCGGCGGCGACTTCGGGACGAATCTGTTTCAGGACGGGACCAGCGTCGGCACGATCACGACCTCCGCGACCTATGTGGCGGATCAGTGGTTTGCGTTCTCAGGAACATCGACCACCATCGGCGGTGCGCAGGAAACCGGAGCGGCCGATATTCCAGCCGGATACACCGCATCGCTACGCATCACCCGATCTGGCTCTGGCGTCATCCAGTCCTGCGTCGGACAGATCATTCCGGGTTCGAATGTCGCTCGCTACCAAGGCCAGACCATGGAGATCGATGCGCACGCATTGGCCGGTGCGGGTTTCTCCGCGGCAAATTCAAACCTGACCTTTATCCAGGTGCAGGGAACCGGCGTTAACGATACGGCCGCGAACTTCGCGAAAACGATAAACTCCGCGCTGTCGGGCACGGCGTGGGCGGGTGCGGTGGTCAACTCAGTGAATGTGCCGATCAATACCGCCTGGAACCGGTATGGCGTAGCGTTCCCGGTAGCCTTGACCACGACCGAGACGGGCGTCGCGTTGTGCTGGACGCCCGTGGGCGCGTCGCCGTCGAGCGACTATTTCGAGTTCGTCGGTGCGCAGGTTGTCCCGAACAACTCGTTGGCGAGCGTGGCTGGCACCACCGGTGGCGCGCTGCTGCCGAACGACCCTCGGGCCAAGTCGTTCCTGCGACGCCAGGTCGCGCTTGAGACGGACCTGCAACTCGCCTTCTACTATCGCCAAAACGAGTCGACCGCGAATATCTTCGGTGTGTGCCAGGAGACGAGTTCGACCAATGCGTTCTGTTCGATGACGTTTCCGGTGCCGATGTTCAAAACGCCGACGATTGCCTATACGGCGGGCGGTATCAGCGCCACGTTGGGCTCATCTCAGGCCGCCGTGGCGATCACCGGCCTGGCGATCAAGGCCAACGGCGCGACCACCTATGGCGCTCAGTTGACCGCGACGGCCTCCAGCGGCCTGACCGCCCTGACGGGGTTTCTGGAAGGCACCACGACTACCGGCAGCATTGCGTTCTCCGCGCGGTTCTGATGCCCTGGAAAAACGGCGCGGCCTTCGCGTCGAAGCACAACAATAAGCTTCACGGTCATGCCGCGACGGTGGCCGCGAAGCAGGCGACGGCGATGGTGAAAGCTGGTGTGCCTGAAGGTGAGGCCATCGCCACGGCGAACAAGACAGGAAATCGCATGGCGGCGCGGGCCACGAAGCCGACGCCGCCATCCGCCGCCGTCAAGGATGTGGGGGACGCGTCCTGGGGCAATGAGAAGTTTCGATCTGCGCACGGTCGCATTCTCTACGATCACCCGCGAAGTCCGAAGAAGAAGTGATGCCGTCGCCGTCGATGATCGATACCGCCAGCAGGAGCGCGCCAATGGCCAAACGCTGGACGCCCAAGGCTAAGTTTCATCCAGGTGGAACACCCGGGAAGCTCCACCGCAGGCTCGGTGTTCCCGATGGCGAGAAGATCCCCGCCGCGCGTCTCGCCTCGGCCGCGCGATCCGACGACCCGGAGACGCGCCGGGAAGCGATACGGGCCGAGACCATGAAGAAGTGGCACCACGGCAAGAAGCGCCGCGCCGCTTTGTATGACCACCCAAGGAGCTCTCATGGCGGATAAGCCTGGCGTGCCTGTATTCGAAGTGCATGGTGATGGACCCTGGAAGGTCGTTCGATTCCTGGGGGCGAAAGGTCTTGGTGGCCCGGTAGTAGTCGAAGAACCTGATTGGCACGCACTCTCAGTTGACGCAGATGTTGTCGCTGAAATTAGGAGGCATCCCCATGGCCAAAGACCCTGAGCCGCGCAAGAAGTCCCGTCGCGAGGCGCTTTATGACAGCGAAAGCAGCGTCAAGTCACGCGGCGCCAGCGAGAAGAAGCCGGGCGGCACTGAGCGCAAGATGCCAGAAGCGGCGCCCAAAGCGTCTGACAATGGCATGATGGAACGGCACAAGACGGAGCGCGCCGAGATTGGCCGGCGCCACGAGAACGAACGGCGCGACCAGCACGGCGAACATCGCGATCAGCACCGGGCGATGGACAAGCGTCACGTCGAGGAGCGCGGCGCTGTCACCGATCACGCGTCGATGGTTGGGATGCATCGTCGCCATGAGCACGAGAAAAGCCAGATGCACGAGGAGCATCACCATCAGCATCGGGCGATGCGCGCCAAGCATGAACGTGAGCTTCACGACGTGCACATGAAGCAGGAGGCCGAGATGGCCGGCGCGGGCAACGCGGCTGACATGGAAGGTGGCGCTCCTCCAGGAGCCGCCGCGCCAGCAGCGCCAGCAGCGCCAGCACCTGTCGCGCAGGCGGCGTAACGGCCATGGCGTGGAGCAAACTCGTGTCCATGGAGCTCACGGACGACGAGAAGTTGGACACCATGGCGTGTCAGCCAGTGGCGTTGAAGGACGCGCCTGAGTATCCGTGGGGTCTGCGGATCGAATTGTCCAATCGCGAGTTGGAAAAGCTCGGGTTGGAAGCCGATTGCTCTGTTGGGGACATCATCGATCTGCGTTGCTTCGCTCGCGTCGTCGGCGTCAATCGCACCGAGACCGCCATGGGTCCGGAAGATCGCGTGTCCTTGCAGATCACGGACATGGCGACTGAGAACGAAATGGATGAGGAGACAGGCTCATGAGCGATGAACCAGTGGCGACGGCCGGACTTGAGAGTGCCGATGAGCGCTCTCACATCGAGCGGATCGATCCCGGCGAAAACCCGGCGTATGTTCCTGGCACCGATACGACCGTCGCCGCGCTTCCTTTGGACCGTGGGCCGCAGCGCCAGTATATCGTGTTGGCCAAGTCGCAGTATGCCGGAATGCTCAAGCGTCCGGGTGATCACGTCATGCTCTATGACGATGAAGTCGCGGCGCACCACATGCTGGCGCCTCCCACGCTTCCGCCGCTGCCTGAGGTGTTGGCGCCCGATCCTTCGGCCGAAGAGATCACGCGCCTCACACGCGCGCTATCGCAGGCCAACGCCGACCGTGCCGAAGCAGATGCGCAGTACGCTGAAGCGATCAAGTATCTGGAGAGCGTGAACGCTGAGAAGGCCGATCTCGAGCGTCAACTTTCGGATCGCGGCGTTCAGATGGATCAGTTGGAGCGCGACAAGGAGGCTGCTTTGACCGAAGCGGCGACCATGCGCGACACCAACGCCGGACTGCGGGCCGAAATAGCGGAGATGACGAAAGCACCGGAAGATCCGCCAGCCGCCGCTCCGTCTGAAGGTCAGCCCGAGTGACCGTCACGCGGGCCGGCGTCCAGCCAAAGCCTCAACTGGCGCAAGCCTATCCTGGCAATGGCGCGCCCAATCCGGCTGGTGGCAACCCAGTCGCGTCGCCAGGAACCATGTTCCTGTTCGTCCTGACGCCGCTCACTCCGTTCTCGCCGAACTGGTCGTAGGCCGTGGGCACGTTTCAGGGCAGCGATCGCAACGGGAACGCGGTCAATTTCCAGACCGATCCGGCCGTTGGCGGGAACGTCACGCCACGGCAGTCGCTTGGCGACGCGAGCGGCAATGGCTTTCTCGCGGCACCCGGCGGCGAGGGTGCGCAGCTTGTTTCCTCCGATGGCACGAAGGCGACCTATCGCTACTCGGTGACAGACATCACGCCGGTGGCGACGCCTACGGATGTCGTTGTCATCAAGGGGAGCGCCACGATGACCGTGCGGATCAAGCGTATCGTCATGGCCGGTTTCGCCACGACGGCCGGCCAACTCCTGGTGGAACTCATCCGGCGATCGGTGGCGAACACGGGCGGATCGCCAACTGTGACCGCCGTCACACCTGGGAAGCATGACATCAACGACCCGGCGGCAACCGCGGTGGTCGATTACATCACCGCTGGCAACTACGGCACGCTCGGCGCCTCGGCCGGCCAGATGGGCGTTGGGCGCATGTTCCTGAACGTCGCCGCGACAGGCCCCACGACACCCGCCGTTTGGGACTTCGCGACGCGCCAGGACAAGGCCATCATCCTCCGCGGCGTGACGGATTTTCTGTGCATCAACTGCGGCGGAGCGACGCTGCCAAGCGGCGCCGCGCTGGATTTTGAATGTGAGACCGAGGAGGATAATTCATGACTGTCCGGCGTTTTCTTGCCGCTCTCGCACTGATCGCGGCGCCCCTGGTGGCGCCTTTTTCGTGTTTTGGCCAGGCGATGCAACAGGCTGGCCCCGTCGTGCCAGGACACGCGCCAGTGGTCCTTCAAAACGGCTATCTCATGGATGGCGGGGCGGCGGCGGGTGGCAACGCGGGAACGGGTATCGCCGAACTTGGATTGATCGCGCGCGGCACGGGCGCTCCACCCTATGTCGGTCAGGGATCAGGTCCGCTTGGCACGAACAGTTGCAACTACGACGCGCCGGTCAATAACCCTGGCGGATACCACTACCTGTGCACCAGCCCGAACGCCCAAGGTGGGGGTCTGATCGCGTTTGGGGCTGCTGGGGGTGCTCCGCCCCTCCCGCTCTACTTCAACATCAACGGCACGCTCTATTCTTATCCTGGTGCTGGGGGACCTTATCTGCCGATCGCTGGCGGCACCATGACAGGCCCTGTCCAAATGGCGGGAACCAACAATGGCGTTGATATTTACGCGAATACTTTGGTCACTGACGGCGTCACATCAAATGACGTGAAGTTCGCGGCATATGCGAACGCGTGCGCAGCCGTGGGTGGGCGCTTGCATTTGCCATCTGGGAGGATCGCGATCACAGGAGCGACGAGCGTCACATGGACGAACTGCGCTTTCGTCGGCGCGGAAATCCCAGCCGGAAGCACCGAGGCTCAGGGAAATGGCACTGAGTTCGTTCTGACTAACCAGTCGGTGCAGCCTTTCATTTGCGGGTATAACGTAAAGGTCAGTGGTATTGCCTTCTACTGGCCTAACCAGACCGGCGCGGTAGTCTATCCGCCTCTTTTCGCTGACGATGCGGTTCACGGGTGCGGTCATTGGCTCTTGGATAACGTGACCGTCGTTAATGCCTATATTGGGTTCCAGCAAACAGCGGCGCCCGGATGGGTGGACTGGAAGTTCTCAAATAGCAACCTTTTCGCTTGTAACGCCGACCTGAGCATATCGAGCACGCCAGACGGCTTTTCATTCTCGAACGTCCGGGTTCTTCCTGGCGCATGGCTCGGCATGGGAGGAAACGCGACGTCTGTTGGCACGTGCGCGAGCACTCAGAAGGTGTTCCACGTGACCTCCGGCGGTTCGGTCAGTCTGACGACGACCAATTTAACGGTCGTTGGCGCGCGATATGGCTTCTATGTGGATTCCGGTGGCACCGTGTCGGAAAGTGATATCAACGCCACCTGGGACGTGGTTGGCACGATTATCGATACGAGCGCGGGAGGTGTGTGGTCGCCGGCCATCAAGTTCAGCGGCATAAATGCCGTATGCGCCACACCAGCGACTACCTGGGGATCTCCAAATACGGGCAACGCGTCCTGCTTTAATATGGGCAGTTCTGGAGAACTCGACATGAACGGGTTCATCAGCGCCGGGAGCAGCGGTAGTTTTATTGCGACATCTGGGGCGAGTGTATTCATCACCAACAGCATCAACGATGCGATCGGCGGTATCCTCGATGGCGCGGATTACTATCAGGTGCATGTGACCGCTGCCGCTCCGGTGGTTTCTATTAACGGCAACAAATTCAGCGGCAACGCCAGCACGACAAACAATCAAAATGCTCACGTGCATGGCATAGTCGCCACGGCGTCTATCGCGAGCGTCGCGATCCAAAATAATCAATTTTCCTTCTTTCAGGATGAGATCAACGTCGCTTCAGCGAGCGAGACAACAATCATCAGGAGCAATAGTTCGTCGTCCACCAATGGCGGATCGTCCATCACCGTAACGGGATCGAACACCGTGAATTACGGCAATAACTCCTGGGACAAACCGCCTATCAGCGCATTTACTTCCGCTTCGTCGTGCGGTGGCACGACCGGAACCGGTCAGATCATGAACGGCGCTTTTACTGGGTTCATTCAGGTTGGTGGAACGACCAGCGTTGAGTCGTGCGCCTTCACGCTGCCGTTCTCCACGGCGTCAACCTGCGTCTTCACACCATCGGCCTTGCTGGAAATATCAGCCGTGGTCTCGGGGCTGACATGGACGGTCTCGATGTCGTCAGACCTGCACGGCGGCCAGATATTCTTCAACTGTTCGTCTGGGAGCTGACCCCATGACGACACAGGCGGACATCGTCAACGAGAGCCTATCTCTGATCGCCAGTCAGTCGACCGTGACCGGCACGGCGCCGACGTTCGATGGGTCCCCAGAAGGATTGGCGGCCGGGACGGTTTATGTGGCCACGGTTCAGTTGACCCTACGCGAGATCGATCCTGACTTCGCTCGCACCCAGGTCGCTCTCTCCGCGTCGGGCGCGACCGCGCCGCTTGTTCCGTGGTCATACGAGTATCTGTATCCAGCGGACTGCCTGCGGCTTCGTCAGGTGCGCCCCCCATCGTCTGGCATCGGGTCTTTGGCTGATCCCAACGACCCGCAGCCAGTGCGCGCGGAGGTCTCCTATGACCCAAACGGCGCGGGGTCGACATCGCCGGCGAAAGTCATCCTGACGAACCAACAGAACGCGCTCGCCAACTACACGACGTCAAGCGTCACGGAAAATCAATGGGACGCGGTGTTTCGCGAAATTGTCGTCCGTCGTCTCGCTAATCCGTTGGCCATGGCGATTGCTGGCCGGCCGGATTTTGCTCGCGAATTGCTGGAAGAAGCGGAGCGCTATGCTGGCCTGGCGGAATTGACCGACGATAGTAGCGACGGAACGGCCTGATGGCGGTTTCATCGCCCGAAGACGTGGTGAACGAAGCCCTCAACGCCATCGGGGTCAAGCGCCGGATCGCGGATATCTACGAAGGGTCGCCTGCCGCCCGCGCCGCGCTCGAGGTCTACGGTCAGACGCGCGACGAAATCCTCCGCGGTCAGGACTGGCCGTTCGCCCGCGGCGCTGGGATCGCGCTCACGTTGCTGAAGGGTCCGCCGCCGGCCGGGGGATACAATCCGATCCAGCCATGGTCCGCCATCTACCCGGCGCCTCCATGGCTTTATGAGTATGCCTATCCGAGCGACTGTCTCGATCTCCTTGCCATCCAGGGCGCTCCCGCATCACTGCCAGTGCTTGACCCTCGTCCGGTCGCGTGGCGCATCGACAATGATCTGGCGCCGGTGGTGAGCGGTCAGAGCGCCGCTGGACCGCCGCAGCGTGTGATCCTGACGAACGAATGGGGCGCGATGGGCGTCTATCGGCGTCGTGTGACAAATCCCCTGCTATGGGAGCCTCTGTTCACGGCCACCTTGATCGAAGCGCTTGGGAGCAAGTTGGCGTTGCGGTTGACCGGAAACATTCAGGCGCGGCAGGCGACGGCCAAGGACGGCGTCGATGTCGCCGGCCTCGCTGATATGAAGAAGGGCTGACCGATGGCCTTCAAGGATCCCAGCGAGATTGTGAATCGTGCCATGGATGCCCTGGGATGCGGCATCGCGATCGGTAGTCTGGACGATGGAACGCCGGTCACGGAAACCGCGCGCCGCACCTATGGACCGATGCTGCGTCAATTACTGCGTGCGGCGCAGTGGAATTTCGCCAGGGTCGAGGGCGCCTTGCAGCTTCTTGGGTCCGCCACCGGGCAGGACCCGTCAGGTCAGCCGATCAGCGCCCTGGTCGATCCGCCATGGCAGTTCGCCTATGCGTGGCCGGTCGATGGTGTCGCGGCGATATGGGTGCCGTGGCATCTGACACCGTTGCCAACCAATCCGCCGCAGCCGCCACTCGTGACGAACCTCAATGTGCCGACGCAGCCTTACGTGCGCCGGCCGCCGGCTCGGTTCCTGGTATCGTCCAGCAATCAATTCCCCGCGGTCACCGGTCAGACGCCATGGGATCAGTTGGCTGACCTATCGACCACTGAGGGCGTGGGGCCGGTGGGACGCCGCGTTATCCTGACAAACGTCCCCTGCGCCAGGTTGGTCTACACGCGCCTCGTGCTGTCGATCGAGGAGTGGGACCCAATGTTCGAGGAGACCATGGTCGCGTTCATGGCACAGCGCCTGGCGTTGATCGCGGTGAAGGATCGCAAAGAGGCGATCGTGATGCGGAACGCTCAGATCAGCATCGTCAAGGATCAGTTGTGCGAGGCTCGCACCAGGAACGCCAACGAGGCGGGTTTCCCGCAGACGCAGGACCACGTGCCGGATTGGATCAGGTCAAGGCGCTTTGGCGCGACACGATGGGGGGCTGGTGGCCTTGGAGGAGGCGGCGAGGTCGGCGTGCTGGGATACGGCTACGATTCGATCGGCTTCTCGGATGGGTCTGTGTTTTGACCAAATCCTACCCCCATGGCTTCGATCGCAGCCTTAGCTTGCGTAAGGTAATTCTCCCAGTCCCGCTTATAGATCGGCAGCAGGATGCCTCCTCCGATGCACGGTCGATCCTCGTAGACGGCAATCAAATGGTCTGGGTAGTCTGGGTTGCGTCCGTCCACAGAAGCACAGATCGCCCGTGCTACACGCTTAATCATCTCGGGCATTTGGTTCTCCTGTGTCGGCTCGCGCATAGCTTCGATGATCGCGCGGGCGTTCATTTCGTTGCAGATATCGTATGGCTCGTCGTCAGGGGTCAATCCGTGAACGGCGACGATGGATCGGTCTTGATCGACGATGGCCCATGTCCCGTCAACTTCCTCCTCGACATCATAGCGTCCCATCGCGACAATTACGCGCCTGACAATTTCGGACATCTGGTTCTCCTGTGACTGCCCCACACGACCAACCAAATTTCAACGGTGGCGAGTTAACCCCTGATCTGTGGGGACATACAGACTTATCCTTATATATGCGGGGCGCGTCAACCGCGCGCAACGTCATCGTGAATTACAGGGGTGGTCTGTATGGACGGCCCGGAACCGCGTTCGTTGGCCGATGCAAGCAGCAGCCGCCCGCCGCTCCGCCTCGCGATATCCAGTTCCAGTTCTCAGCGCTACAAGGATACGCGCTTGAATTTGGCGACGGGTATATGCGGATCAAGGTGAACGGCGCCTATGCGCTGGAGCCGGCGTTTAATATTTCCGCGATCACGCAAGGCGATCCGGCCGTGGTGACCGCCGCCGGAATAAACTTTGCTGATGGCGATTGGGTCTATATTCAAAACGTCGCTGGAATGACGGAATTGAACGGTGGCACATATCTGATAAACAGCGTCGATCTGGTCGCCGGGACATTCGCGATTTTCGATCTCGATAGCGCGCCCATTAACTCGACCGGCTTCCCGGCTTATGTGAGTGGAGGCAGCGTTGCTCGGCTTTACACGCTGACAACACCCTACGCAGCCGTGGATTTGCCGTATTTGAAATACGCGCAATCAGCCGATGTGATGTCTCTCACGTGCGTCAACCTCGCCACTGGCACGGAATACGCGCCGCAAGAATTATCGCGTTTCGGCGCCACCAACTGGACAATTTCAACGCTCAATTCAGGCGCGCGGATCGCCGCGCCAACAGGCGTGACAGCGACGCCATCCAACAACCCAGATTCAAGCACAAGCCCACCGACGCAGCCATGCGCCTATGCCTATCAGGTGACGGCGGTCAATCTCACGACGGGCGCGGAGAGCGTCGCCAGTGGCAGAGTCGACGTGACGAACACCGTGGACATGGGCGTCACGGCAGGATCGATCACCGTCACCTGGAACTCCGTCGTGGGCGCTGGGCAATACAACATTTATCGAACGGCGCCCGCTTATAACACGCAACCGGGCAACACCTCGAACGCGCTTCCAGTGCCAGCCGGAGCTCAATTCTTCTTCGCCGGCTCAGCTTATGGCAATCAGTTCGTGGACACGAACATCGTCACCGATGCCAATGAGACGCCACCGATCCACGCGAACCCATTCGCTCGCGGGCAGGTTCCGAGCGTCACCATGACGGCGAGTAGTGGCGATTGGACGACGGCCACTGTCGCGATCGGTTCCGGAACCGGAAGTGCCTGGGTCGGAGAGGCGGTCATCGTCAGCGGATCGATCGTCGCTGTCATTGTGGATGACGCTGGCCAGGGATACACAAATGCCGATACGCTGGTCTTTACTGGCGACGGGACAAGCGCGGCTGGCACGCTGAACGTCGGGCCTCAGGCCGGAACTTACCCGGCCGTCGTCAGCTATTTCCAACAGCGCCGCTTCTACCTTCAAACTCTCAATTTGCCGGACGTCTATTGGGCGTCTCAGGATGGATTGTTCACAGACTTCGACTCCGGAAATCCGCCAACCGCCACCGATGCGATCACGGCGAGCCCGTTCTCACAGTCGGTGGATGGTCTGCAATGGGCCGTGGCGATGCCCGGAGGTCTTGTGATTTTCAGCGGAACCAGCGCGTGGCAGTTGGCTGGAACGGGCGGCTCGGCTCTTAATCCTCAACCCTTGACCCCATCATCGGAGCAAGCGCAGCCGCAAGCGTTCAATGGGGTCAGCGCCACGCTTCCGCCGATCCGGATCAACTACGACATCATATTTGGCGATGGCGTTGGGTCTGGCGTTTATTCGTTCAACTATAATATCTATTTTAACATTTATAACGCGGTTGAGATTTCATGGGCGTCGTCGCATTTGTTCGCGGGGCATTTGCAACTCGCGCAATGGGCGTGGTGCAGAAACCCGGATCGCGTCATCTGGAGCGTTCGCGACGACGGCGTCCTTCTGTCTCTGACCTGGGTCAAAGAACAGGAGGTAATGGGGTGGACGCGGCACGATACGCAAGGGTTGATCCAGGGCGTATGCACAGTTGTAGAACCGCCGGTCAACGCGCTCTATATGATCGTGTCACGCTTTGTTCAAAACAGGTGGCTTTATTTCTCGGAACGACTGAGCAATCATATTTGGTCAACGGTCGAGGACTGCTGGTGCGTCGATGCCGGTATTTCCACCCTCACATCGGCGTATTTACCCGGCACGACACTAACTGCCTCGGCGGCGACTGGCGCGGGTGTAATGTTCGTGTCATCGGATTCGGTATGGATACCCGGATTTGTTGGAACAATTCTTCGCATGGGAGGCGGCATCGCGACGGTCACCGCATATGTCAATGGCACAACCGTTATCGGCACATGGACCCGTCCATGCGTGCAGACGATCCCGAACGATCCCAACAATACCCCTGTGCCAGCGGCGCCAGGAGCATGGTCTCTTTTGGGACAGTTGACCACGGTGACGGGACTTGGCTACCTGAACGGCAAGTCTGTTGTTGGATTGGCCGATGGCATTCCGATCGGGCCATTTACTGTCGCGAACGGCTCTGTGACGCTGCCGTTCGTCGCCAGTCTTGTCACGATCGGCCTTGGCTATACGCAGCAGATTCAGTCGCTCTACCTCGCGGCATCGCAGCCCACGGAGCAAGGCAGGCGCAAGATCATCAAGGCGGTGACCGCTCGAGTGGCTGCTTCCGGATGGCCTTACGCCGCGGCGAACGAGGCTGATGGCAGCGCACAGGACCCGCCGCGGATCGCGCCCGTATGGACCGGCCTTCAGCCGCTTCGGCCGTCTCCACCTGGCACGGCGCCGCCAACCTATCAAACGGCGTCCGGGCAAACAGTGACGCCGCTTTACACGGGCGACCTACGCGTGAATATTGGAAGCACGTGGCGCAAACCAGGACAGATCGCTATCCAACAGACACTCCCTCTGCCGATCAATCTCACGGCGATTGTCCCGGAGTATCTGGAGGGGGACGCGCCTGAGACGGCCATATCTCCCCGCCAGCAGGCGCCGCAGCGGCGGGGCGGCCAACAGGCGCCCGCATGACCAGGTTCGAAGTTGTCGACGGCAGGCTGTGGCATTGCGGACAAATGGCGCGGCGCATGAGGCCGGCGCAACGTGCTGGCTTGCTCGCGGCTGGCGCCGATCCGCACAAAGAGTTGCGCGCCCGGTTCCTGGCTTCGCATGTTCGCCGCGCCTGGCTTGTGGACGGTGACCTGGCGGCCCTCGGCGGTGTGTCGGGGCAGGCGCTATCGAAACAGTCGTTCGCGTGGCTCACGCTGTCGGAGGTCCATTGCCGCCATGCTCTCACGATCATCAAGACGTTGCGCCGCTCTCTGGACAACCTCGTGACGGGTAGTCAGGAACTTGTGACCACGATCATGCTGGATGATCCGGTCGCGCTGCAAATGGCCGCGTTTCTCGGTTTCCATGTCGATCACGATAGCGAGGGATCGCCTGCTCGCACCCGCGCCGAGCGGCGTCGATTGATCGCGCATTTGCGTGGAAACGAGGCTTCTCACATTTCGGTTGGTGGCACGCGTTTCGTGGCGATGGGTTATCATCGCGTGGACGGCTAGAATGTGCATCACGCTCGCGGGGGCCGCGCTGGCGACCTCCATTGCTGGGGTCGCGGTATCGACAGTTGGCGCCGTTGGCAGCGCCATTTCGCAAGGCCAGCAGGCCGCGTTTCAATCGCAGGTCGCGAAAAACAATCAGATCATCGACCAGCAGAACGCCGCTTACGCCAGTGAGGCGGGTAACGCACAGGTGACGGCATCGCAGATGAAACAGCGGCAAATCACCAGTCAGGTAGGCGCTGATCTGGCCGCGAACGGCCTGGATATCAACACGGGATCGCCGTCAGATGTTCGCACCGCGACGGCGGAAAGTGGCCAGTTGAACACCGAAACGACAGCGCAGAACGCGGCGTTGCAGGTCTATGGATACAAAGCGGGCGCATCAAACTTTGCTGGCCAATCGAACCTCTACAGTTCCCAGGCGTCACAGGCTCCGTTCTCCGCCGCGATCGGCGGAGGTGGGACGCTGCTCAACGGCGGCGGCAGTCTGGCGAGCAAGTGGTCCGCATGGCAGTTGCAGAGCGGATCAAGCGGAGGAAGCGCGTTCGGAGGAGCTTCCTCAGACGCCTCAAACCCATCGACCTACGGATAGACTGTGGCTCAAATTTTATACACGCCATTTCCCCAGGACACGCCGCAACTTCGCGCGCCTGACGATCTTCAGCAGTTCAGCACGTCGCCGGCGCAGTTCGGCGGCCTCGCGGCGCAGGCTGAGCAGCGGGGCGGCAACGACGTGCAGCAGGCTGGCGGCGACGCGCTTAACATCGCAATGATGCGGCAACAGCGATACAACCAGGTCAGCGCGCAGGATGCCCTCAACCAATACATGAGCGACACACGGGATCTGACATTCGGTGATCCGAACGATCCGAATAAGAAGGGGATTTATTCTCTCACGGGTGTGGATGCGATGAAGGCGGCGCAACCCACGTTGCAAAAGCTTGATGAAATTCGCGAGCAACTGAAGGGTGGCCTGTCCACGACGGCATCGCAACTCTTGTTCGATCAGGATAGCCGCCGGTTTCAGTTTTCGATCGGACAGGAGATCGGTCGTCACGTCGATAGTCAGACGCAGACCTATTTCCACGATCAGGCCAACGCGACGATGAAGAAGGGCGTCGAGCAGGCCGGTCTCAATTACGATAACCCCGACGCGCGGCAGCGCGGCATCGACATGGCGCGGCAAGGCGCCGTCCAGGTGTTGCAGTTGCGCGGCGAGGCTGGCGATCCCGTTCAGGTGGATAGCGCGTTGCGCTCGGCCGAGGGTATGGCGGTGGTCGAGACGGCGCGGAACTGGGCGCAGCGCGATCCCGCCGCCGCCGTCGATTGGGTCAAGAACGGCACCATTCCAGGACGACCGGTGCCTGGTCCAAACGGTCAACTGATCCGCGGTCCCGCGCTTCCCACGATCAGCGTCCTCGATGGGGTGGACAAGGCGAACCTCGTCAACGAATTGCAGGTCAAGGCGGATAACCAGATCGTCGCGAGTTCGATCCTGGCGGCGACGTCTCCAGGAGGCGGTATCCACGCCGCGATACGCGGGCAGGAGGGGCCTGGGACGTCTATCCAGGGAGCGGTTGCCGGAGTGATGCCCCAGACCTTCGCTCAATACGCGCATCCCGGTGAAAGCATCTCCAATCCCGCCGATGTGGCGAACGTGCGAGATCGCGTGATCGATGCGCTGTCAGCGCGGCCCGACGTTAACGGCGATCCGGCCAGGATAGCGGTTGGTTTCTTTTCCGGTCCTGGCAATATCGCGCCCCCTGGCAGTCCAACACCGTGGATCAAAGACTTGTCCGATAGGAACGGAAAAACGACATCATCCTATGTCTCTGACGTTCAACAGCGGATTCTCGCCCCCGGCCAGACATCGCAGTCGCGGGACAGCGCGATCCCACCAAAGTATTTCGACCAGATGCAGACGATCAGTCGCGCCTATGACATCGCCCGCACGCTGCCACCGCAACAAGCTTTGCGTGTGATCAATGGCGTATTCGAGCAGGTCCAGCATCAGAACGCCTTTGACGAGAAAGTGGATGCTGACGCGCAAAAGAACCTGACACGAACCCAGACAGACAACGCGGCCAATTTGTTCGGCGCCGCCATTCAAGGAACGATGCTCCCGAACGTCGATCTCGGACAAATGGTGCAACGTCAGCAAATCAGCCTGACGCAGTTCAACGCGCTCAGCGCGGTGCGCGAGAAATCGAATGAAGGTCGCGACGATCCAGGCACCGTCATGGCGCTCTGGAATGGCATCGGGGACCGCAAGATCACGCCGGACGACGTTTACGCCGCTGTCGAGAATGGCATCCGCAGTCCGAATGGGATCGGCGTGAAGAGTTCAACCGGCTACGAGATGATCAAATCGATCAACGCGCAACAGAAAACACAGCAAGATCAGGTTGAGCGGGGCGATTACGATACGCTGAAGACGGTCCTTGGCGGCCACGCGATCGAGAGCGGGCTGATGGACATCTTCGGCGAGAAGAAAATCGCGGCGGCGCAACTCTGGTCTCAGGCGCAACAGGAGTGGAACCAGCGCGTGACGCAGCGCGGCGAGAAGCCCGACGACGTGCTGGCCGATATGATCCCGCGCTACCAGAAGTCAGTCCCTAACCTGCCATCTGAGTTTCCAAACCCAAGGCTTGGCGCGGTGTCCGACATGAACAGCGTCAAGGAGGTTGGCGCCCGCACCATTGCCGCGTATCAGGCCGGTCAAATGGATCAATCGACCTACAACGCGGAGGCGACCTTGTTGAAAAAATACGCCACTGCTTACCAGATGCAGGCCGACGCGGCTGCCGCGGCGAAAGCCGCGACGGCGCACAAGGGCGCGGCCGCGCGTCAGCCGGTCCCCTCGGATAATCAGTAATGGCCGACGCTGGCACGACGCTCGCGGCACCTCCGACGAATACGGTTGGTGTAACGCCCCCGATCCCTGCCGCCCCCACCACGATGTTCGCCGTGGTGCCGCCGCACCAGGCGCCGGGTGGTCCAGCGGGGCAGATGACGAACCTGTCCGACGCGGACTTCGCGAAGTTCAACGCGGGCCAGCAACCGGCCGCTCCCGGCCCGGCACCGCAGTCCGCTCCGCCAATAGCGCCACCGTCCGTTCCTGGCGACGATCAGGTGCGGCGTGATTTCGTGGCAAGCCGCTCGGTGGCGCAAAACGGCAACGCGGCGCAATGGCTAGAAAATCTGGTCGGCCAACCGGCCGCGCCACAAGGCCAAGGGAAGGGGGTTAGCACCGCGCCGGGAGATCAGCCCGCGACCAGTTCTGGACCGGCACAAAGCGCTCCCGCACCGCCTCCGTTGCCCAACGGCGATCTGCCGATCGGGAAGCAACTCACGGGCGCGGCGTCTGCCGTGGCGGAGGCTCCAGCGGAGGGAGAGGAGGGCGACGAGACTGGCTCCGAGTTGGATATGTCGTCGCTGATCCCGCCGGCCGAAGTTGTCGGTAAGGACGTGATCAAGGGCGGCTTCCAAACCCCCCGGGCCGTGTTGCGAGGAATGATCGGCGGGACGGCGGAGCTGGGTCACACGATGATGACCGTGCGCGATGCCATCGATACCGTGATGCCGCGATGGCTGAGCCACGTCATGTTCTCTGCCAATCCGGTGATGTCCCAACTGCTTACCGGCAATCAGGTGGACCAAGGCGTCAAAGCCGCGGAAGGCGTGCATGACTTCATCCCGCAGCCGTCTACCGTTACCGGCCATCTGGTGGAGCAAGGGACACAGTTCGGCATGGGCCTCCTGTTGAGCGGTCCCATGATGGAAGCCGCTGGGATCAAGGGCATTGGCGGCAAGCTTTTGTCCGATGTCATCGCGGGCGCGACCACCATGGATCCAAACGCACCGCGCCTGTCCAATCTCATCGATCAGGTGGCGCCGAATTTCCTGACGTCCTGGCTTAAGGCCAAGCCAGATCAGGACGCGCCGATGCTGGCGCGGCTGAAATCCGGTCTGGAGTTTGCGGGCCTTGGCGCGATCTTCGAGGGGCTAAAAACCGGTCTTGGTGTGGTCAAGAACGCGGTTTCGTCTGGCGCGAAGCCATCCGCACCGTTTGGCAAGCCGTCGAACCTCGGAACCGCGAATACGTGGGCCACGGGCAAGCCTCCGGAAGCCGCGCCAGCACCGACCGGTCCCGCGCCCGAAGGCGTTCTACCGCCAGAGTGGAACGCGCCCGCGCCGGAGCCTCTGGTCAAGATCACGCCGCGCACCATGGGCGCCGCTGAGACGGTCCTGGAACAGCAGGCGGGCATGGGTGGGCCGCCGGTGACGGAGCATGCTGGCGCCCCCACGCAAACGCCTCTGGAAGCCCTCCCGCCTGAACATCTCGCGGAACTCTCCGATGAAGAGTTGGCGAAACAGTTTGGTGACGCCGTTGACGCACACGCAACTGCTTTCAACGAGGCTGAACAAAAAGCCTCTGCGTGGGTCGCAGCAGACATTGCCG